CGGCGGCGCGGATGCCGGTGTGGTCTACGAGGATCTGGGCACCGTCCAGAACAAGGACGCGAACCGCTACCGTCTGAAGTGGTATGTCGGCACCGCCCTCAAGTCCACTCAGTCGCTCGCGCGTCTGACCGGCGTGACCAACATCTGATCGAGCGCAAGCCTCGACTGAAACCAACCAAGGGGCGGGCGAAAGCCTGCCCCTATCTTTATAAAGGGGAACGATATGCCGATTATCCGCTTTGTCGACGAAGAGAGAAAGACCTTCACGGGATTTTTCGGAACCATCGAGTTCAGAGACGGCGTGTCCGTCAATGACGTATCCGGTCGCGAGCTTGCGATGATCGGCTGCCTGGTCAGAATCGCGCCGATCGACTCCGATGAGCTGTGCGGTGCGTCCGAGGACTTGGTTCGCGCTTATGCCGCTAAACCAATCGCCGCGGTCGAGACGCCGCTTGAGCTTGCGTCGGCTTCGTGCGCGATGCCTGCGCCGCGCCGCGATTTTCCGCCGGATGTCGTGAGATACAATGACCCTGCGGCTGCAAAGGCCCTGCTGGACGCTCAGGCTCTCTCTGACACGCTGGGAACCCTTGAAGGCGATCTCGACAAGGCTTTCGAGAAAGAGGTCGTCACGCCCACGTCTCAGGAGCTCGCAGAGGCTTCGCAAAAGATCTGGACGGTGGAAGAGCTGCACGGCGTTGCCGACGTGTCCGGCATCAAGGGTCTGCGTGAGATCGGCGATCCGATGAATGTCCGAAACACGTCCATTCATGGGTTGATCGAAGAGATCGTCCATCGGCAGGCAAACCCGAAAGTGGTTCACTGACATGACCAGCTCGTTCGTCGCCGGAAAGTCGATCCTTCTGAGAGTGGATTTGCTCGACACGTCCGGCGGCGATGTCGTGCCGGTCGCGGGCGGGGTCCACACGTTCTTCATTCGAAACGGAGCGGGCGTCGACCTTCAGACCGGAACGGTGTCTTTGACCGAAGGCGACTCGTCCGCTTCGATCAGCGTTTCCGAGGCGACAAACACGGTTTCGCAGCGTGTCGAGGGTCGATCGGTTCGTCTTTTGATTCAGACCGAGATTGGGTTCTCGGTCGTTCGTCAGAGCTACGTTCTGGTGGACGATGAGAGCGAGTGGATCATTCCGTCGCAGAGCATTCAAAGTTACGAGGATGCCCTTTCCATGGCGTTCTCAATGCGTGGGCTGACATCCTGGAGCGAGGGGTCTGAGAAAGACCGGCACGCATCTTTGCTGGAAGCTTCAAGCCGCATCTCGCGCATGAGGCTCAATCCGTTTCGACACTACGAAGACCCCGACTCGAGCGTGATGAGCGACGAGGAGAGGAAGCTCTACAACGGAGAGTTTCGTATCACCGATCTGACTGCCGAGAATTGGGCTTGGTTGCCGATCGCGTTCAAAACCGCGTGCCGGCGCGCTCAGCTTGTCGAGGCTGATGTCCTGATGAACGGAGATCCGACTTGGGATCGCCGTGTGGATGGTCTGATGTCGATCTCGGTCGGCGAGTCTGCGGAGATGTTCCGTCCTGGAAAGCCGGTTGTGATGTCGCTTTCCAATAAAGCCATGCGAGAACTCACGGGCTTTATCACTTTCTCAGTGGGTGTTCGAAGATAAGCGCTATCATTGAAGCCCCTGCTCGCTAATCCCGCTTGTATCGAGGAAGATCATGACAACCCTTCGAACGACAGTCAACTGCATCATTCGGCGCAACAAAGGGTTGTTTGACAAATACGGTCGATCAGATGTTTCGACAGTGGAAATTCGAGCAAAGTGTGCCGTGATCTTCGCAACCATCGGGAGTGACAAAAGCTCGGTTCGCGCAGACAGCTCGGCGTCAAGAGGCAGAGCCGACGAGGTTACGAACGAAGCTCGCCTTCTGTTCAGGCCAAACGTAGACATCAGGATCGGCGATGTCGTTGTGGTTCTGGAGACTTCTTTGAAGATCGAAACTCGTAGGCTTATGCCGTCCGTCGACGGCAAGATTCATCACATCATGGTGGAGGGCAACAGATGGGTCTGACCGTTGATATGAGCCGCCTGGCCGCAAAGCTTCGAAAGCTGGGCGAGCTGTCCACGAGAGCTCTTCGGAGCGAGCACGTCAAAGCCGCCGGAGAGATCAAGAAAGCCGCAAAGGCTTTGGCTCCTTACAGATTCGGACATCTGGAGGGTGACATCGTGATCACCGAGCTCCGAGAGGCAGGCGGCAGAAAGTCTTTCGAGATCGCAACCAAGAACGTCCCTTATGCAATCTTCATGCACGAAGGGTTCGGTCCCTCCGGAACTTACACTCTGGGGCCAAAGTCTGCGGAGAAACCTGGGTTGCCTGGGCATCCTGTCGGAAAGTTCTTCATCAATCGAGCGGTGGCATACGTCCTCGACGATCTGGGTTATCTGGAGAGAATGCAAAAAGCCGTTCGCAAAGAGTTGGTGGAAACAGAACGGAGATACGCCGCCGGGCGATCTTCGAGAGGGCGTGCAAGATGAATCTCGAACTTATCCTTGCTCACATTCAGGCCAACACGAGTTTGGTTATCTCTCAGACGCTCTTTCAATTCTACTTTCCAGATCTGGTCGAGATGGGCGGCTTGCTGGTTTCGGAGACCACCGGGTCGGAAGTGGATTACGAGATCCCAGGCAGGCACAGATTTCGGTTTCAGTTCATCGCGCGGTCAAAGGACTACGAAGTCGCAGTTGGTCTTGCAAGCCAGGTTTACACTTTGCTGAGTTCCGAAGTCCCGTTGGTTCTAGGGGGCGTCAAGTTTCATCACATTCGCCCGCTTCATCTTCCTATCCCCTACCCGAGACCTGACTCCGACGTCATCGAGGTGTCAGTCAATTTCATGACTCTGATGACCTCATGAATAACACGGCTTGGTAGTCACCGCTTACTGTGCTATCATTGAGAAAGATCGAAGCCAAGATCCAGCATTTGCGAGGAATAAATGACCAGCTCCACCGACAACGTCAAAATCGGCGTTTGCGCCCTGACCTTTGATGGAGCCGATCTTGGCTACACGAAGGGCGGCGTGGACGTCAGCATCACAACCGAAACCTACACCGTGACCGTCGACCAATTCGGCACCACGGCCATCAACGACTATGTGATCGGAATCAACTGCACCGTCACGACCCCGCTGGCCGAAACCAGCTTGGAGAATCTCGCTGCGGTGATGCCCGCGGCAGCTTTGGTCATCGACGGCGCGACTTCGAGCAAGAAGAAGGTTCAGGTGACGACCGGCGTTGGCACGAACCTGATCGACTCCGCAGGCGAGCTGATCCTTCATCCGGTTGCTCTTGCGGCCGACAATGTCACCGAGGACTTCATTCTTCCGAATGCTGCGTCCACGGGTCAAATCTCGTTCGCCTACTCGCTCGACGCCGAGCGGGTCTTCAACACGGTCTGGAAGGCTTATCCGGACGTCAACAACATTCTGTTCGTTTACGGCGACAAAACCGCCGCCGCCTGATACCTGTTGCAAGTCAGTGGTGACTTTGTTAAGGTCAAGTCACCACTGGCAAAACAGAGGCTCAAATGTCCAATACCACCTATCTCGATCTCGACGCCCTTACTCCCAATGTGAAGCGCGTCGTCAAGGTCTTCGGCGCAGAGCACGTTCTTCTGGAGCCGAGCATGAGCACGTTTCTTGCGGAGACCAAGCGCGCGGCGGAGTTCGACGCGAAGTGGGGCGACAGCCCTCCTGCCGAGGCGATCGCAGAGACGGTCTTGGATTTCGTGGCGACCTGCTTTCCCACGATCTCGCGCAATGACCTTCTCAGTCTTCCGGTTCGCCAGCTCGCCGCAATTCGCGAGTTCGTGACGGCCGACATCTCTCCGACCGCAGAGGCCGAAGAATTGGGAAACGCCCTTCGGAGGAAGACCCCGAAAAGAAAGTCTTCGATCTAGGCTTTCTTTTCGCTCGCGTCATGAGATTCTACGGAATGTCATGGAAAGACGCGATGGACACGCCAGCCAAGGGGTTCTGGCTGCTTGCCGGTTGTATGGA